TCCTTTTATCGCGGCACTTTAGGTGCTGGAGCTTTGGTTGCGATCTGATGAGCATTTTCAATCCTGTTTGGCGTGTGACCATTGGCGGTGTGCAATACCAAAACCTCACTTTGGCCAACCTTACAATCACAAGCGGTCGGACAAACATTTATGAGCAACCCCAAGCCGGCTACACCAATTTACAAATCATCAACCTAGATCACAGCAATGTCGCAATTCAAATAAATGATTCATTGACGATTGAATTGCAAGATTCGACAGCTACATTTGTGCCAATTTTTGGTGGATCGGTTGTTGAAGTAGCCATTGCCGTTGCTGAGGTCGGTGCAACCGATTACGCCCAGCGAATCAACATCATTGCTTTGGGCGCGCTGGCCAGATTGCCAAAAGCATTGACCGATGGCGTGCTATCACATGACTTTGATGGCGATCAGATTTTTGACATTTTGAAAGAGGTTTTGTTTGCCTCATGGCAGGAAGTACCTCAAGCTTTGACATGGGCAACCTATGATCCAACGATCCAATGGGAGGATGCGGAAAACACAGGATTGGGCGAAATAGATCGTCCGGGCAATTATGAGCTGTCACAACGATCATCAAATCGCACGGATGTTTATTCGCTTGTCTCAGCTTTGGCAACATCGGGATTGGGATACATTTACGAGGATCCACAAGGCCGAATCGGGTATTCGGACAGTACACATCGCACAAATTATTTGGCGGCCAATGGTTATGTTGATTTAACGGCAAATGATGCGTTGGCATCGGGCTTGATGATCAAGCAAAGAACAGGCGATGTGCGAAACAACATCACAATCCAATACGGGCAAAACAGTCAAAATGAAACAAGTGAAAGCGACCCAGCATCAATTGGGCTTTATGGCCAATTGTCACAGATTTTTCAAACGACATTGCGGCATTTAGCCGATGCTGAGGATCAGGCTGATTTTTATCTGGCTTTGAGAGCTTATCCACGATTTAACTTTAACAACATCACATTTGAGCTGGCCAACCCGGACATCGATGATTCTGACCGGGATGCTTTAATCGGGGTTTTCATGGGTATGCCGGTGAACATTTCCAATCTGCCACTCAACATGAATTCTGGCGATTTTCTGGGTTTCGTTGAAGGCTGGACATTTTCGGCCAGATACAATCAGGTCAGCATTTCAATGATTGTCTCACCAATTGCTTTTTCATTGCAAGCAATGCGCTGGAACGATGTGCCGATTGTTGAAGCATGGAACACAGTCAATCCAACTTTGGATTGGATCAATGCCACTATTGTGGCGTAAGGAGCAAAAATGAGTAACCCAACGAGTAATTTCAATTGGCAAATGCCCACGGCCACAGATTTGGTCACGGATTTGCCAGCTGATTTTGAGGTGTTTGGTCAGGCGGTTGATACATCGTTGGCTGATCTCAAAGGCGGCACGACTGGTCAGGTGCTAAAGAAAAACACCGATGCCGACATGGATTTTGTTTGGGCAGCTGATTCAGCTGGCATGACTAATCCAATGACAACCACCGGTGACACGATCTATTCATCGAGCGGATCAACACCGGCACGATTGGGCATTGGTAGCACCGGACAAGTGCTGACTGTTGCGGGTGGTGTGCCAACATGGGCAACTGCAGCAGGTGGCAAAAATTTCACATTGTTAAATACTGGAGGCACGGCTTTATCAGGAAGCACGACAGTCACAGTTTCTGGTATTAGCAATGCTGATGTGATTTTTGTTTACATTTCGGGCGCATCATCGGGAACCAATGCCTACAATGTTTCATTTCGTGTCAATGGTTTAACGACTGGAATTTACAATTATCAAGGCCCATACATTTCGGCAGGTTCTGGTTACTCAGCAAACAATTTTGGAATTCGCGGAGGCAATTCCGAGGTGCGATGCACGATTGGTGAGTGGTCGGACAATACAGGCTCAACCATGAGTGGATGGTTTAGAATTACGGGCGCAGCCACATCGGGTCAAAAAATCATTGATTTTCAAACAGGCGCAACGGCAGCCGGTGGGTCAGGTCAAGATTTAGTGTGGGGCGGTGGGTACATCGACACCAGCGCAGCAATTACAAGCATCAGCTTGATTCAAGATGATGGAATCAATTTTGATGCTGGAACAATCCGAGTCTTTACTAGCGCATAAGGAGAAGTCATGAAAATCATCGAAAGAATTGTAAATTTGGAAAACAATGAAACAACTGATGTTGAGCGCACATTGAGCAAATCAGAGGTGGAACAAATTGAAGCCAAAAAAGCAGAGATGGATGCAAAAGCGGCTGAAATAGAAAGCAAGAAATCTGAAAAAGCCGCGTTGCTCGCGCAATTGGGCATCACGGAGGATCAGGCGAAATTGTTGCTGTCATGACATTTCCACAAGGCACATTGCCGCGTTTGATTCAGGTTGCGCTCGCTGAGGTTGGCACAGCTGAAACCGGCAACAATGAGACAAAGTATGGCAAACACATGAAAGCTGACAAGCTGCCATGGTGTGGGTCATTTTTGAATTGGTGTGCCGATCAAGCTGGTGTCAAGGTGCCAAATGTTGTCAGCACACGAGCTGGAGCCGAGGCATTTAAGAAAGCAAAGCAATGGCACACAACACCAAAAATTGGTGATTTTGTTTTCTTTGATTTCATCATCGATGACAAAACCACAATCAATCACATTGGCTTGGTTATCCGGGCATCGGAAAAACAAATTGTGACCATTGAAGGCAACACATCAGGCGGTGGCGATCAGCGCAATGGTGGCGAGGTTATGGTTAAATCAAGAACTTTGGGAGCAAGGTCATTTGTTGTCGGTTACGGCCGACCAACTTATGGCGCGTTTTCCGGTGATTTGCCGGATCGACCAAAAGGAGAAAAATGATGGAGCAATTTAAGGCAGCGGCAGCATCATGGATGCGCAGCGCGGTGGCCGGATGTCTGGCCGTGTACATGACTGGAAACACCAATCCCAAAGATTTGGCCATGGGCCTTATTGCTGGAATCGTGCCGGTTTTGGCTCGATGGGCAAATCCTAACGATCACGCATTAGGCATCAAAAAGTGAGCGTGGGCGAGTGGACGGCTGTTGGTGGACTTGTAATCACAACATTGGCAGCTGTCTATTCGTCAATGAGAATTATCATCAAAGCGGTCATGAGCGAACTTTCACCGAATTCGGGATCGAGTATGAAGGATCAAATCTCACGCATCGAGGCTCGTTTGGATTATCTGTACACACAGCTCATTGAACAAAAGAAGTAGCGACACGCCGCCATTTAAGCGTGATTGTTGAACTTGTCGGTTTTGCCTGTCACTCTTTATTTCGGGAGCTGATTCGCGGCTCCCAGAATCGGGAGCAACAAAATGAACGAAACATCAATTGTGATCGTGTGTTTGATCGGTGGGGCTTTATGGGCTGTTATGGCCTATTCGGTCGGTTTTAAGGAAGGCGAGCGACAAGGCTATACAAAAGGCCGGGCCGTGGCACGCCACGCGGTATCAGCTGAGCGGAAGGCCAAATGATGGCCTCTTTCATGGATGGGTACGAAGGCAACAAAGAGCGCACGGATCGATGGATTGCGACATTTCCACAAGGTAGGTTGGAATCGCACATCATTGAATTCAATGCCGAAAAAGGCTATGTGCTGGTACAAGCAAAAGCATTTCGCAATCAAACTGAAATTGATCCAGCCGGCATTGATTATGCATACGGCTATCTTGCAGCTTATCCGGACAAAATGAAACGCTGGATGATCGAGGATACTTGCACATCAGCTTTGATGCGCGTGATGGCTTTGGTTATGGGCAACACGGAAAAGGCAACCAAAGAGGTCATGGCATTGGTCAAGAGCGAAACACCGGCAGCCGATTATGACTATTGGAGCACAAAGCATGGCGATGTGCCGAGTTATCAAACAGCGGCCGAAGCTGAGCAAGCTGGCACACCATCATTTGGATCATCGGCCGATTCTGCATGGACAGCTGATGCCGTGCCATCGTGCTCACATGGGTCGATGCGATGGAATCAAAGCAAGCCAGATGCACCGAAATCATGGGGCGGCTACTTTTGCAGCGAGAAAATCAAAGAGAAGCAATGCACACCGCGTTGGTATGTATTGCGCAGCACAGGAACATGGGAGCCACAAGTATGAGCGACTTTGTTGAGATCATCTATCCTCAAGAAATGAAAGCCAGGTTGATGTGCAATGGCGAAATTGTTGAGGAATACAAAATTGAGCAATGCGACAAATGCTCACAGCTGAGGCGGTTGGATCACTTTGGCTACCAAAAAGGCTATGACAAGCAAGACAACATCATTTGGTTTTGTGGTGATTGCCGATGATAGATCGCATCGAGGAAGTGCAATGCATGATTGCAGCGATTCAACATTGCCATGATCGATCAGCTGATCACAGCTCACGGATTGTGAAAAACCTGTCATGGTTTGAGTATGTGGCACAAATGGGCGAGTCAATGCTGGCTGAGCTAGTGGTGGCCAAGCGATTGGGTTATGAGTACACACCGGGCATTACATGGGATAAGTCAAAGGCAGATGTGGGCGAACACATCGAGGTCAAATGGTCAGCCAATCCAAACAGCAATTTGTGGATTCAGGAATCAGATCGACATGATCGTGACATTGCTGTACTTGTCACAGGCAACTCACCAAAGATGCACATCGTTGGCTGGATGCCAGTAGTCATTGCCAAAAAACCACGCTACCGAAACGCCTCACAAAACAATTGGAGCGTGCCTCAAATCAATCTGCAACCTATTGAGACTTTACAAAGGAGCAATTATGCACATCCTTCAATTTGATTGTTCGATTTGCTCAAAGCTGTATGGAAAGCCAAAGCAACGCCATGGCCTCAAGAAAGGTGCAGAGCTAACAGAGCATGAGTGGTTTGCACAATGCATGAGCTGTGGCACATTTGGTATCAAGATTGTTGATGATGCTCGGATTGAGGAGATGTCATTGTGAATAAGTTATCCACAGGCTTTGTCCACAGGTGTGCGAAACCTGTTGGAATCGCCCAAGATTACGCTCGGTATTTGACAGCGTTGGTACGCTCCAGACTCGCAGACGAGCCGGTGTGCCGGATAGCTCGGGCGCGATGTATGGTGCTATTGGCCGTGCTATGTATTGTTAGCACAACACCGGCAACAGCTGCAAGAGAAGTTAAACCATCGATTGATTCATTGAAACTTTATGCACACTCAAGGATTGTTAATTACAAAGAATTCCAATGCTTTAACACATTGATCACAAAGGAAAGCAATTGGCGTGTGGAAGCAATCAATCCAAACGGCAATCACTTTGGCTTAGGCCAGATGCGCAATCCTAAGTATCAGAATCTTGATGGCTTTCGCATGATTGACTGGACTCTCAGATACATCGATCACAGGTATCAAGGCAAGATTTGCAATGGTGCTTTGGCACATTGGCGAAAGCATGGGTGGCATTGATGATCACAGTATTGATGGGATGTCCAGCGGCAGGAAAGACCACATGGATGCACAAGAATCGGACAGATGAATACCTGTATTCAACCGAAGCTGTACGAATCAATCGTGACATTGAGGTGGATCAGTTCATGCACCACATACGATCACAAGCCATCAAAGCTGTGGCCAAAGGCCTATCGGTCATAGCTGATGGAACGCACACAATTCAAGGACACAGGCGATTCTGGCTTGTCTTGTCTAAGCGATACAACCAACCCAATCGACTGATTGTGTTTGATACACCATTGCAGATTGCGTTGATGTATAACGAAATGAGACAACATCCAGCACCCAATCACATTGTCAAACAGCATTGGATTAGACAACAAAGAGCCATGAAGCTTATCGAAAACGAGCAATGGGACGAGATTCGGGTCATTAAGCGAGGTCAATCGTGAGTAGATCGTGGAAAGGCGGCAGCACCAGGCGTTGGCGTAAGATCAGAGAGATGGTGATGCAGCGAGATGGCTGTTGCCAGCAATGTGGCCAAACCGAAGGCCAAATGCACATCGATCATGTGATCCCAAAAAGGCTTGGTGGAGGCGATGAAATGTGGAATTTGAGGCAATTGTGTCAAAATTGCAATTTACGCAAAGGAGGTCGTTTTTTTGAAACGGACGGAACAC